TTCTCTATCTCGTCAATAGCATTCCCCTTTTCAACGTCTGAAAGGAATGTAACTAAATAGTTCTTGCATGATTCTAAATCAACGTTATCAACCTTCTTACTAACCTGTTCTATTTCGCTCTTAAATGCGCTTAATTGCTCTTGTAATGCCTTAGTCAGGAACGTCTTAATATGCTTCGATACAACGCTTACAGACGTTATTAACCCAGCTAAAAACGCAAGCGCAACCGCTATTTGTCCAATCGTTATATTCTCCATATTTAACCCCTCATTCATGCAGTTCGTTCCCACATCGCAACGCCTGATATACTGCTTGTTAGCTGGTTCCAAGTGCCGCCAAATTCTGCACCTGGCGTGAACGTGCTATCAGTAGTTAAGTATACGCTGCCAACAGGATAAACCATTTCAAACACGGTTTTCCCATCGACTTCAAACGACAAATCCCTTGAAGGAAAACAATTGACGCCAACAGACGAACGCAACCTGTCAAAATAGATAATCGGTATACCTCTTGAAAGAAACGCATTGTAAGTAACTGCAACACCGAATATATCTTGCAGTGTAACGACAACTTCCCATTCATAACTATTATCGGCAACAAACATAGCTTGAACGTTGTCTTGAAGCGTTCCCGTGATTGAATAGGCCGTATCACCAACCTTGCGCGCCTTATAGGTTATTGTTCCCTGGTTACCGCCATCAATATAACTGAAATCTGCATCAACGGTTATATACGTCTCCGAATAGAAATTATCTTTCCTTTGAAGCGTGATAATTGCAGACGGTAACGTCCAATCTAGCATTGATATAGTTACCGACTTAGTACCCGTTAAACCTCTACTATCAACTATAGTAAATACCGCCTGAACGTCTGTTGCAGAATCAATAACCGCCCCGCCACCCGTTGCAGTTGTCCCCGATAACGTCAAATCGTATGTATTGCCATTAACTGCAACGCTGCATGATACTATTGTTGCGCTCTGTTGCCCTGATAAATTGCTTGCAGTGTATTCGACTGTTGACTGATTCTGAACGATTCTTTGGTCGTTCCCTGTTGCATTTATCGTGAATTGGTTTGTGTCTCTATATGCCGCATTTCCGATTATAGGCGCGCAATCACTCGCATTGATAGAATATACCCCGCCCGTATTCGTGCGCTCTATAGTGCCATAAACGACTTTAATTTTATAGTTCCCGCTTTGGGCATTCGGAATAGAAGCGTAAAGCCAATTAATCCATGCTGAATCATCGAATCCGCTTGCTGTTGTACCGCTGATTTGCCCAGCCGCCTTTTCTGAATTGTCAGCACCAATAACAGATATATCAATCGTTCGCGCCAAAGGATTATAGAAGCCCAGCGTTAGCGTATTGCCAATGACGAAATCAGGCATTGAACTAGCATATGGATAATCATATGTGGTAACGCTTTGTGCGCTGCTATCTGATTCAAGTTGGCTGCTTTTACGTCTAACCCTTGTTTTTACGCTATAGGCCGTTCCAGCGTTCAAGCCTTCTATCGTATATGCCCCGCTCGTTGCATCTGCTATCAGCACATTTTCCCAATTCGCGCCATCGTCAACGGAATACCAAAGATTATCAACTATGCTGTCTGTAGTCCAATTGATTGATACCGTTGTTTCTGTCTTCCCCGCCAAGGTTTGCGTAATAGCTGCATAGCGCGCTATCGTTGTTAGTGCTGTCGTGAAACCTTGTGGATTAGACGTAAATTGCGTGTGGTTTATCGCTGCTGCAACGTATAGATTCTTTGCCCCGCTATCTTCATGCGCTATAGTTACATTGCGGTTGAAGATTTGCGTATAGGAATTGTATGTGAAAACTTGCGAACGGGAAATAGCCGCTGAATACATTACACCGTCAATTTGAACGTATACAGTACCCGTTCCATATGTTTCGAAACCTTGATTAGTTCGCCAAACCTGAACGCGCACATTGACGTTAGATGTATTATTCGCAACATCAACCGAATTTTCAGTTACTACTATCCTATATTTGATATATTGGTTTGACGTGATTAGATTGCCGCTAACTGCACTAACTGCCATTTAAGAAGCCCCTCCCGTTGCACTTGAAACAAGCCCGATACCTTCGTTTACTATCCTGCCATTATCTGAAATTTGTATCGGTATGAACCTAAGTTGATTGCATAGCGTTATTTCCTCTTCGACAACGCTTTTACGCATATGGAATTCATCTTGCGAAACCCAATATATCTTAGTGCCGTTTCTATCATACCCAGCGAAACCAACTTCATTGTTCATCAATACATAGGAACCATCAAGGCCGTACATCTTCAAGCCGCTTTTGTCCATCACGCCAATAAGGTTATTGGCATTATCATATATCTCAAGAATTCCGCTTTCATTCAGCTTGCTTCCAAGCTTCAGCGTTCCGCCCTTAATCATGCTGGCAGTTAGATTAATAACGTTTATAGCCTGCATATTCAGCGTTCCGTCAATCGTCCATGCGCTATTGAAGGTTCCATTAATGCCCGTTTGCGAAAACGCTATACCGCCATTATTTATCATGATAACGTTTGTTGCAGTATCCTTCGGCAACCTGTCAACGACTAAAATTTTATCGCCTTCGTATATCACATATGAATTTCCAAGCGCATTCCAAATTTCATCTGTTGCCTGCTGCATTTCGGCACTAAGCGCAACCCTGATAGTTTCGCCCTGTTCAGATACTAGCTTTTCTGTTGTTGCTGTTATCCCTGATACAAGCCCCGACAACGATTGTTTGAAATTCCCGAATTCAATTGATGTATATTTGCCTAAAATGCAATCATAATCGAATGCAATAACATTGGTCATCAATGACAAGCCTAAACGTTCATCAATAACCTGCACCGTATCGCCAATATCAGTTACTTTTTCAAGATTCGCCTTCAACGTGTAATTCACTTTGGGAACGCAATTTGCATCAACATATTTTTGCGCTTGCTGTCTCAAATCCGCAATCAATGCCGTTTGATATTCTTCTTCCGTATCGTAACTTTCTTCTGATATTGAATCTTGTGAAAAGCTAACTGTCTTTGTGTACGGTATAGCGTATTGAATAGCTGAAACAACGTACAGTTCAGGCAACAAAAGGCCGTCCTTGCCAACTGGCATCAATTGCGTAACTATGCTATCCCAGTTTTCTTCGCAACTGATTTCTTTCAGATTCTTTTTGTATCGAACGATAACCCCGTTATCTTGCCCGATATTAGTACGGATTTGAACGCTGAAGTTGTCCCGCACCAAATGCCCGCCCCAGCGTTCAAGCACTGTTTGAATTGCTTCAAATAACGACTTGCGTACACACCTGAAAGAACTAATGGTTCCAATATCCGATAACGTTGTAAATACGCTTTGTGGCGTTGTAGCGTTGTTCAAATGGTCTAAAGCATCATTGCAATTCTTATCGACAATATACGCATCTCGAATCAAGTAATTTTCAGCATCATAGAAGACGTGATAAGCGCGCAACGTGATTTTATTCTTTGTCTTCGTCAAGCTGGAAATTCTAAACGCCTGTTCCCCTTGTGGCGTTGGCGCAACTATGATATTGCCGTTTGTGAGATAATCGATATATGATATATCTGCTTCAACATCCAAATAATAATCGCCGTTATCCTCTTTATGTACTTTGGCTTTGATAGCACTAAGCACTTTATCGCCATTTGTGGCGAATAGCTTATCTGTTAGCCCGAATATCTTTAGCATTAATCCCGCCCCGCTTTAAGCGTTCTCAAGCGTTGTAACGCGCTGTTTCAGGCTCTCAATCTGATTAATCAGCGCGCTAATAGTTGACGCAAAACCCGTCTTATACACCGCTGTTACATCGCCTGTATTAGCTGTTATGTAATTGTCTCCCAGCAACGCCAATACTTCATGCGCTTCAATCTGGTATGTAATCGCGTTCGGTAATGTATATACAATCTTACAATTATTGTCTATCAGATATTGCAAAGCATCGGTATTTGATGTAACTGAAGACGGGAATACATACCTAAAGAATATATTTCCGTTCCCGCTTCTATACATATAGCAAGTGTATAGCTGCCAATTTTCAGCATTATCAGAATTAACCGTTGAATCAGTCGTTCCGATATTGCAAAGCATATCGGTTATATTATAGCCTGCTGAAAGTCCAATGATTTGAAAGCCGCATCTATTGCCGTTAGTGCCAATTGACAAAGTGCCAACATTAACATTTGTTCCCGATATAATCACGCCAACTTTAGTAATCGTTAGTTCGCCCGTTAGAACGTTCAGCGTTCCACCGTATACAACGCCCGCTTCATCTTGCCAAGATACATTCAGTTCTTTAGATACTGTATTATCGTTATTACGTTGCGTTATAGTAAGCCCCGTATGCCCGATAATATCACGCGCGTTTTCTGGCGTAGGCGCGCCCGTTCCCGCTTGCGCTGATACGATATTAGCTATAATCTCAATTGGCGTGCCTTCAGCCGCTTCAACTAAATGCGCTTCGGAACCGCTCGTTGTGCTGCTGCCACTTGCGAAAACACCGTTTTCAATATCATCTAACACATCTCCAACATTGCTGTTATCATGTGGTATATCGTAGGAAGACAATTCAATATTACCGCTGCTATCAGGCGTTATACCATTCACTGAAGCCGTACCGCCAACGCCCTTTTCACCCTTTAGCATTACGACTTTGACGGTTCCTATCTGATTGACGTTTTCAACCTGATAAGGCTGTTCCAGCGTGATTTTTATATCCATCGTTTAGCCCTCCGAATCAAATGTAACATCCTGTTGAATCTCCAAGATACCAATCAACAGCGTGTATATATCGCCATTAACACCGATTTGCAAATCATAGTAATAATTACCCGCTTCAATGTTCGCTGTATCTTCAGGCGCAACGCGCACCCTGTATTTATTCGTTTCAACAAGTTCAATCCCGTTGCCCAACGACTTTTGAAAAACAAATTCCGTTTCTGTGTCGTTCTGTTTGCAAGTGAAATATGCTGAATCTAAATTCTGGTCAAGCCCGTCAAATTCAAGGCCGAACGCTAACGTATCGCCCCTAACCATCTGAATATTCTTGTTCGCCATTTTCCCACCTCGCTAAATCAAATCCACCTGGAATAATTCGATATTTCTAGTTCGGTTACGTTTCCCGCCCATTCAATCAGATTCGCCCCAGCATTCAAACGGAAATTGTCGTAATTACCCGTAACTTGTCTATTCTTCAGAATACCGCCCGAATAAGCTTCCATTTCTTCAGCATCAATAACGATATTTTCATTACTTCCAAGCACAATACTAAGAATTTGACTTCCATTAACGCTTAAAGCTATATTGCCCGAACCTGTCAATGATAAATGTGGCAACGCATACACATTTCCCGTATTGATAATGGTTAATGACGTTGCGCCCGCTGTTGCTGATATAGGTTTCTGTACTGCTGAATACTTGAACGGTTGAACATGGAACGTTACCGTTGCTGTTCTGAATCGCAATAAACGTTCGAAATCGATTTGTTCAATTATGGTATACTTATAATACTTATCCGCTTCATTTGAAAATATTACCGTTCCTTCAGAATCAAAATAAGCCACAACACGATTAATACTATAACTACCATATAGCCCCACCGATATTTCTTTATCATAGGCCGCATAGCCCAGCTTCGTTATAATATCGCCGTCTCTTCCGTCAATCTCTTCAACTTCAGTTCTAACCAAAGGCTTAGAAATAGACGGTAAAGACTGAATCAGCAACCCCGTTATTGTGTTGCTCTTAACCCCGTTAAGCGTGATATAATTCATCTTTACCGCCCTCCATTATGCGTATACCAACCTCGTTACTGTTCTATCGACAAAACGCCCCGCCACTTCATCATCAAGCTCAATCTTGACTTGATATAGCGCGTCTTTGAAAGCTGCAACCATATCAGCATAACCGTTTGCGCCCGTGCGCCTGGTACTGCTGTTCAAGCTGGCGTCAACATCAAAGTTTGTCGGAATCGCATTTTGCATATCTTTAGTTACATCTTGCATTTCATCGCCAAAGCCAACGCCTAAACCTTTAGCTAGGTTCGCGCCTATTTCATCACGAAATAGTGTTGAAGGCGAATGAATGCCAAAGAAGCCTTTAATCTTGCCAACGATACCGCCCATAAAGCCTTTGATTTTATCCCATATCCACCCAGCCGCATTTGAAATTCCGCTCCACAATCCTTTGATAAGGTCTAAGCCTGCTTGCGCAATTTGGGGAACCGCACCAACGATACCTTTTACGATTGCTGCTATGATTTGGGGAATTGCCTTTACAACGCCCGCTATAATAGCTGGTAGATTTTGAACAAGCGAAACAAGCAACTTTACGCCCGCATCAACGATTTTCGGCACTGATTCAGCTATGCCGCCAACTATACTAGTAATTATCTTTGGCAACGCTTCAACGATACCATTAATAATTGCTGGTAGGTTTTGAACCAATGACGTTAGAAGTTTAACGCCTGTATCAACTATCTTTGGTATTGAATCAAGCAATGTTCTTATAATACTTTCAATGACTTTGGGCAATGCTTTAATCAATTCAGGAATCGCTTTAAGTATGCCATCTATCAACGCTTCCAACAGTTTCAAGCCTGATTCTATTATTCTAGGAAGCTGCTTCGATATTGCTTCAACGATACTTACAATTACTTTCGGAATAGCTGCCATCAAAGACGGTATAGCTTTAGTAATGCCATCAATAAGCGATATGATTATTTCCCCGCCTGCTTCAAGTACTTTAGGAAGCATTTTGATTATTATCCCTACAACTTCAGGAATCAATTTAGAAATTACAGGCATAATCTTAGGAAGCAAATCAAGAACGCTTTGAATGATTTTTTCCACCGCGCTTACAATCGCTGGCAAGTGTTGCAGTATCAACGGAACTACTTTATCTAGCAACGCTGGAACTGCTGTTGAAATGGTATTGGCTAATCCGTTCAATATCGTAGCAATACGGGGAACGATATTTTGTACCACATTGCCCACCGATTCAACGAAATTCGCGGTTAGCTGCTGAAAATTAGCGTTCTCGCTCGCAATACCAACAAGCATATTCTGCCAAGCCGCTTTCATTGAAGCTGTTGAACCCGCAATTGTTCCCGCTGATTCACGCGCAGTCGTTCCCATTACGCCCATTCGTTCTTGTGTAATATGAATAGCTTGAATGATTTGGTCGTATGATACTTTTTGGTTCAGATTTTTTGCTGTCAGGTCTGCACCTGCTGCACCCAATACGCCCGAATCGCGCACCAAACGCGCCATTTCAGAAGCTGTACCGCCATAACCTAATTTAAGGTTATCAAGCATCGTGTAATTCTGCTTCGCAAATCCCTGATACGCGCTTTGAACTGTTGATATATCAGTTCCGAACGTATTAGCGTTGTCGCTCATATCACGAATAGCCATATCAGCATATTCAACAGCCTTTTTCGTATCACCGCCCAAACCCGATATAAGACTAGCTGAAAAGCTGGTTACGGTTTCCATGTATTCATTAGCACTCATTCCAGCCGTTGAAAAGGCGTTATTAGCGTTGCTAATGACTGTTTGCGCCATTTCTTCACCGAATAGCTTTTTAATACCGCCTTCAAGCTGCTCATAATCTGAATAGCTATTTAACGCCTGCTTCCCAACATCAATAAAGGCTTGTCCAAGCTTTTTCAGGCCGTCCAAGGCCGCTGTAACCGCTTTGCTTGCAAGGTCAGCTAAGACTTGCTTTGCAACAGTCCAGCCACCTTTAGCCGCATTATCTGCTTGTCTTCCGGCATCCTCCGTTTCATTGCCCAATTCATCAATAGCGCGCGCTGTATTGTTACAATCTGCTTGCGCATTATTGATTTGAACGCGCATATTCGACATTGATTTTTCGTTGGCGTCTTGCGCTTTAGTTGATTTGTCAACTTCAACCGCCAATTCACCAACTTTAGCTTTCTGGTCTTGATATTCTTTAGAAGTCGTTCCAACAGTGCGCCCAAGTTCATCAAGTTTTGCTTTTTCTGCTGTATAGCTATTAACTAGTGCTTCATGCTTTGCCGTTTGTTCAGCAAAAGCCGTTTGCATTGAAGCATATTGCGCTTTCAGCGTATTCAGACGGTTTACTTGCTCATCGTATCGCTGATTTAGCACCGCTGTTTTTGCGCTAATAGCTTCCATTGATTTATCGCTTGCGCTATATTCAGATGAAACAACGTTCATTTGTGACGCTACTTCTTTTAGGTTTTGCGTTATCTGCTGCAAGGCTGCTCTATATTCGCTTTCGCCCGTCAGCTTTACCGCGCCACCGAAACCCGCCAAATTGTTTCACCTCCTTTAGAACCATTCTTCAGCCTTTTGCGATTGAATAAAGGCTTCTTCATACGTTACGTTTGCCTTCGCCATCCGCATTTCTAAATCCCACGTATCTTTATAGTGTTGATATAGCTTATTGAATAGCGTTAAAGTCAAACGCCCCGTTTCTTTGAACGTCAATAATAGCTTTGTCTTCCCGATGAAATAGAACCAACTAAAATCAATCGTCGGTTCATACTCATCGGGAATTATCCGTTTTTTTCCGTGCTTTTCGTGCTATCAATAACCGTTTCATTCAGCGTATTAACAGCATCGGCAAAACCTATTTCAGAAATGATTCTGCCAACCTGTTTCTTCGTCAACAATTCAATGCTGGTTCCAAGTTCATCATTGTCGATTTCAATACCCTCGTTCAGCATCGCCGTAAATCCGCTAATAACCGCTTTGGCGTTAGGTTCGCCCAAGCTGCCATCAGTAAGCTTGCCCCATTCATCAAGCGTTCCAAATTCAGATTGAATCTGTTCCATTACATTCAGATTGAAAACAAGCTTATATTCTTTGCCTTTATAGCTTATTACACTACTAATATCTTTCATAATAACCCCTTATCTAGCTATAGCAAAAGAAGGAAGCAAGAATATTCTTCCTGCTTCCTCCAAACATGATTAAAGAATCAATTATGGTTCCATCAAGCCTTCAAGATAAGTAATAGCTTCAGCAGATGTATCAAACGTTTTTGATACGCTCCAATCGCCGTTAGCAAGTGCTGAAACAGTGCCTTCAAGTTCCGACGTTGCAAACTCAAGTTCTTCGCCTTTAGTATTGTCTTCCTGTGAAGGCTCGCCAAACTTCACCTTGTACAGGAATTCAACCTTATATTTGCGAACATTGTTTATCATCTTGACAATAACACGCCCAAAGCCGATATAAGGCGCAACATCGTTTGCGTTCCTGGTCATTGCGCCCGTTGTTTCATCGACTTCATGACCAAGCATAGCTGCCATTGTAGCCTGGTCTTCATCGTCAATACCAATCGTTACTTTACCGCTCTGAAAACTAGTATCAGATTCGGCAACAACGTCATCAGCATAAAGCACCGCGCTATTATTCTCGATTTCTACGTTGCAAGAAATCGCCCGTGCAGGCTTCTTTGCTCCGTCGTAAGAAGGCGTTCCGTCTGCTGCTTCAGTAAGCTTCGAATATCGAAAATTGTTCAATCCGATTTTCGCCATTATTCAATAACCTCCCTCATATACGCAAAATTCAGCGTTTTATGAAAATATCCCGTATCTGGTTCGTACATATCCCCGCTACTTCTTGAAGGCTGCCATACGAACCCATGTTGCTTTAGTACGCGCTTCAGCTTTTCGATAATACCCATGTAGTTATTCTTCGAATACACGTCAAAATCATAGTAATCAACGTAACCTATCAAATCATCATCGCCGCTTAAAGAATTATCTGCATCCTGATTCATATACGTTATATACGTTCGTTCATGCCCATCATAATGCAGAAAAGCAACTGGAATCTGCTTACCATTAACGCTAAAGCCCTCAAGCGCGCTTTCAATCAATTCATTCATCGTCAAGCAAACCTCCACTTGCTTTTCTTTGCGCTTCACGCATCGCGCTTTCAATTTTCCCTTTGCTGAAAGACTTTCTCAGGAATGGTTTCTTAGGATATGCTTTCTTGCTGGTTCCATATTCAAACATATTCGCAACCAAAGGCGCAGGCGTTCTTACACCGTCTTCATTCGTGAAATAACCATAAAAGCCAACTTTGGTATTGATACCATCATCTGAAGGCGTCTTATAAACCTTCGTCATCTTTAAGCAATCCATCATGTTTGAATCACGAATTCCAGCAGGAACATTAGCCTTTATATTCGACATAACGACTTCAGCACCCGCTTTTGTCATCGCTCCGAATATATCATCTGCATTATCATATATCCTTTGAAAGTCCTTCATGATTTCTTCAGGCAATTCAAGTTCAAAGCGCGCCATTAATGCGTTACCTCTTTCGCCTGTATTTCAAGCTCTATTCCATCTTCATCAACGTTGTTCAGATATTCAATAGTATACGTCTTACCCGCAAAATCAATCAGCATATCACGGTTTATCGGCACTTTCGGGAATCTAATCGTGAACCTGGTTAATGCTTTCTCAAAATCAGAATTATTCTTTATAATGGTCATTCCCTTTGTGGTATTGACTGCCGCATATACGTTCAATACCTCAAATCTAATAGGATTTGGGAACCCCTCAGAATCTATATTCTGATTAACGCTATATATTGATATACGCTTGCGATATTTGCCCGCATTAATCATAGCAGATTCACCGAATGCAGATTCAGAATAGATTCAACCACATTATTCAAGTTCGATTTATCAACGTATAGCGTTCGATTATCCCACATATCTTGAATCAGTATTAAAAGCACAATAACCAAATCCGAATAACCGTCAATCTCCGTTTCCGTGCGCCCCGTGTATTGCTGAATATATGATTTTGCAACCGTTATCAGTGTGTTTAGCGTGTTTATTTCATCGTCTGTCAAATCGTATACATGAATGTAATCTGCTACATCTGAATAGGTTACATCGCTGATTTTAGTTAGATTGTTCACGCTTTCACCGCCTTTTATTTCGCGGTTTTCTTCTTCGTTGCCTTCTTTTCTTCTTCCTGAACTGGTTCAATGTATCCTGCTTTAATCAGGTCTTCAACGAACGCAGGAACGGGAATTTCCCGTTCCTCGCCCGCTGCCATTGTTACCTGTCCAGTAAAAGAAATCAATGCCCTATAAAGCATGATTTCACCGCCTTATTTACGCCATAGTAAGCTTTGCAATCTGCTGTTCGTTGATAACCTTACTATCAAACTCAAACCAACCAACAACGCCATATGCGTGTTCATCTGCATAGCGTTCCCGCAGAACCTCAATATTGATTTCCTCGTTGAACTTAGTTGCAAGGCCGCGCATATCGCCATAATAAATAACCGTGTTGCCCGTTGCAATATTCGGCATATTGTCAGATACATATACAGGCTTGCCAAGAATAGACGTTCCAAAAGGCGTTGATACGTCATCATTCAGCAGGAAATACCCCGTATTAGACTTCAGCATACGCAAAGCCGTTCTTGTGGCGGGGGACATAATCCAAATTGCATTCTGCTGGAAATCATCCTTTACGGAATCATGCAGACGAATAATTTCTTCAGCCGTGATAGCATTAGCTGCCGCTGCTGTAATTCCGTTGGTAAGTGTAGAAAGTCCAGTAACCTTTGCATTCGTGCCAATAAGCATTTCTCTTTCAATGAAACGCTTGATAGCATATGCCATTTCATCAACGACAAAGCCGACAATATCAAACTGAACATTGTTGATAAGCGAACGAGAAATCTTAGTAAGGCATCCCGCAAGGAAACCTGAAAGCTCTACTGTATCAAAGCTTCCGCTGCTGCTGGCAAGCGGGGAAAACTCATTCTGATACGCCACATTGATATTATTGCTATCAGACGGATAGAACGGAACTTCCAGCTTCCCCTTTACGTTGAACTTCTGGCTTCTCTCAAGAATCGGGGAAATATCATACACCTTGCGAATGATGTAATCTACAATGGTAGTAGGAATCAGCGCGCCACCCGCGCCGCCACCTACCGCAGTGTTTGCGGGGGACAATTCCCCAGCGCGTTCATGAACCCTAAAACCACGAATGAAATTTTCAAACGCGCGCTTCTCCTGCTCTTCGACAACCGTCTTCTTCTGTTCCTCCGTCACTTTTTCGCCCTCCTCGTTTGGCGTTTCGTCGTTCTTTTCCTTCTTCTCTTCCAGTGCATTGAATTCTTCTTCAAGCTTCAGCGTTTCAAGAATCTTGCGCACATTGTCCCGAATTTCTGCAAGCTCTGCCGCTTCAGCTTCCGTCAGTTCGCGCTTTTCCTCTTTAGCCTTATTCAAAGTTTCTTCAGCGCGCGTAATAAGGTCGTTCTTTTTCTCAATAAGTTCTTTGCTCATACTATACCCCTTTCATTTCGTCAATCATTGCATCGAATTTAGTGTAATCTATATCAACAGGCTTTGTTTCCTGTGATTGCTGGTTATCGGTTTCATCTCTAATCTGTATATCAGTTTCTAGCATTTCGCCGCAATAAATAGCCGTGCTATCTTCCATACGTACTGAAACTAACGTTCCTTCATAAGCTGGCGAACGTGTTCTATCAAGTATTGATACCTCGTATAAATCAAGGTCTTTTACGTCTCGTGTTGGAACTCCGTTTTCATCATGATTATCAACATCCCTATCAGAAAACCCAAAGCTCCAGCCAACTAATTCACCGTTGCGCGCTTTCGCTATAACTTCAGCATCGGTTATTCTTGCTTCAGCTTTAAGCCCTATCGCATCTTCAGTTAAAGTCAAATTGCCTTCTTTGGTTCCTCCTAAATCACGGTTCCAATCATGATTCAGCAACAGCCTAATATTATCATTGCGCGCTATCGCCTTTTTGAATGCACCTTTGCAAATGCGTTCGACGAATTGACCAATACGTGATGTTAGCGGTTTGCTCTTGCGTTCTATCGCATTTACATAACCTTCAATCTCAACCGAATCATTATTGATTCTGATTTGCATTGTTCCACCTCCCTTCTATGCTTTAACTAGTTGCGGTTCTATAGCTTTAAGATTATCCAAGGTTACTTCAGTATTATTGATATTGAACCAAACTCGCACATATTTAGCGTTTGCATTTGCTTCAATGCGCGTTTCCTGTATTTGTGTAGTGTTTCCGAAATATACCACAACCGTTTCTTTATCCGCTTCATAGGTCACATATCCAATTTTTGTAACCACTCTATTACAGCTTACGATATAATCAACGCCCGGTTCTATTTCTATGAAATCGCTAACCGCTGTTTGACGCTTCGAACTAGATGTAACCTTGCCTTCAGCCGTCAAATAATAGCCTAGTAAAAATTCATCCACATTGAAAAGGTTAGGATTTGAATTTACGCTTCTTGCAAATAGCGCGCTATAGTAATCACTCGCTTTATTTGCTAGAACATCATAGAAGTTCATTAGCCTCCCACCTTCGCCCAAGTTGCGCCATCAAAATAATAGAAGTCCCCTGTATCAAGCTCAAGGAACAACGAATTAATTGCGCAATCAGTCGGTTTAGTATCAGTTGACAAGCCTTTATATTCATGCTCGTTAGCCTGCCTGCAATCATTCAGCGTTACCACTCTTCACACCTCCTAACCGTTACTTGAATTCCCGCTTGCGTCAAACTCTTGTGCCATTTCATGCGATTCAATCATATTGTCTTCATTCAGTTCAGCCGTTGTTCCCGTATTAGGCGCGTAATATTGATGTGTTGACGTGTCATACAGTACAGCACCCAGCCCAACATTTACAACATCCAAACCATCAACATAATTCATGTTTTCAGCGCGTCTAATCTCGTTAATGGTCATGAACCCCGTTTCTTTTGCTAGCTTGTAGGATTCATATCTATCCTTCAAAGACGCTCTTATAATCTCTTTCACATCGAATTCAAAGAAGTAACTTTTCTTTTCCTTCTCCAATAGCAAATCACGGTTCAAGGCCGTTTCGAATGCTTTCACTATTGGATATATAGCAAGCTTAAATGTTAGGTCAAAATCATTGCTAATATGGAATAGGTTATTGATTTCATCCTGAAGCGTTTTTTTGCTTTCGTTTAGCTGCAATTCAACGCTTGTAGAAGAAGCTTCCTGGAATTCAAGGCCGTTATTTAGAACAACAACGCTTTCGCTATTGTTTGTATATAGATTCTTCCAAGCCTTTTTCAATACGTCTATTTCATCTTGCCCAAGTTTCCTTACAGCCTTCAGGAACCCTTTCTTGTTCCCACCGCTTTTTACTAGATTCAACTGATAAAGCAACGTTTGATAAGCGGTTTCAAGTGCCTTCGAAACCTCGACTGTTAACCCGATACCGCTTGCGCCGTCTTTGGTATTCCTAAGAAGCTTTACAAATTCCCACGGTTTATATTCTTCCCCTTCAACCATTACAACATAGTCTTTGTGTATAGGCTTGAAGTTCTTCAGGATAGTAATATATCGCTCTTCGACGTAATACAGCCCTGTAACGTCATTCCTGCTTCGCTGTATAAAGCAATAGCCGCCCTTGCCCAATAGGTAATCTTCAACCATTGCTTTTTTTAGTTGAAAAGCATCTAACGTATCTCCTGTATCACCGTTCAGGAATCTAACCCGTATATCTTTAGGCTGTTCTTCGACTTTTCCGTCTTTGTGCTTGTATAGTTTAACAGGCATTGAAGCAACACTATTAGAAATAAAATCAACAGCCCCGCTAACCGCTGGCAACGTCAACGCCTTTTCGCGTGTTATAGTTTCCCCGTTCAAAAGTGCTTGCAACAGCACATCGCTTACAGGCGGGGAAACTTCTTCTTCATCACGCTTGCGAAATCTACTAAATACGCCCAATGTTCAACCTCCCTTCTACAATACTTGAACCATGAATTCCATTTGATTTAAAAACACATCCTGTTGCAGTAAGTACACCGCATTAATCAGCGATACAACCATATCAACCTTACCGCTACTTTTCTTCTTAGTCACATAAGCATTACGGTTCGTGTCATACGTGCATTTTGCGTTCTGAAAATTGATTTCAAGCATCTTGTTTTCCGTATACTTGAATTCGCCTGATAGTATCTTTTCCCGCAATAGCTTAGTAGGCGGATGTAATACGCTCGAATGCTGGCGAATCTCAACGACGTTATACCCAGCGTTTTCAAGCTTTTGCGCGCTCGATAATGCGTTATACCTGTCATACCCTATAGCTTGCACTTGTACGCCAAACCGCTTTTCTATGCCCAATATGAACGCTTCGACGAACGCATAATCAATAACCCTATCGCCGCAAGCCATCACGTTTTCAGACTTGCAAAGTTCGGTATAATTGACTTTCTCCGAAACTTGCTTTTCTTGAATTCGTCCTTCAGGAATAAAGGCGAACGAATCAGCTAATATATTATTGTCATCGTCAACCGATACCATTGAAACCGATGTATTATCGTTCGTTTCTGAAAGGTCTAACCCTAGATATACTACGCGCCCTTGCCAATCTATATTAGCAACCTTGCAAGCTTGAACGTCTTTAACGTCAATATATGTTTCAGTTCCCGTTCCTTGATATATGATATTACAATGCTTAGTAACGAAATTCTCCCTGGCAGATTCAACAGCGATAGCATAGGCGCGCTTCTTTACTAGGTCAATCCATATATCAGGAATTTCTAGCGCAACAGGATTAGCCTGTTGCAATATCAAATCATCCGTTTCCCAGCCTGTTGTTTTATCAGGCTCATACAACAGCGCAAATCTAGTATCATCTTGTTCAGTACCATCTAATACCCGCTTCGAATATTTGACTTCATCCTCAAACGGATTATCAATAGTTGGATATTTCGTTGATATGATAAAGCCCAGCTTATTCAATATATTTAGTTGTCCTGAACGCATCGCATCTATCGGATATGATATAGGCAATGCTCCGACTTCATCAGCGCAAAAAGCATTCGGTAATTTGCCGTCCATTCTGCTTGTTGAATAGCTCAATGGTATGTATTGCGTTTGTGTTGGCTTGAACTGGATGTAATCACGCAATATCTTGAATCGCTTCGAATCTTTGAATTCGTAAACTAGCGGGGATGAACGTATTGTTTCCGCTATCGCTTCCCGTATTTCGCGTGATAATGAACCATCTGGCGCAACCGAATAGAACTTAGAATAATTAGGCTCCGTCAGGAATAGCAAGATAAATATCGTTGCTATGGTATACGTTTTGAAGTTCTTTCGGCATATCTCTAACACGCCTGTTTCATATCGTCGTTTTTTCTCGTTATCCCTGTAAACCGTGCAGAATATCGCTGTATAGAATAGCCACTGATACCCCGTTGTGCAATCATAAAGCGGTTTCCCAGCTTTCAAGCCTTTGGGCATAATCAATATTTTCAGTATGCTTTCTAGCTGCTTTAACTTCTTCCCGCTAATCTTGTATTCGCTGCTTTTGCCCTCGCAAATATCAATAAAGCTTTGCATCTGAAGACGTACATACTTAGGCGTTGTTTTTAAATCTATTGATTGCTTACAAAATTCATACGCCTTATTCAAATCATATCAGCCCTTTAGAAGCTTGCTCCAAGTATCTTTACCAACAATCCCGTCAACATCAAGACTATACCGCTGCTGAAAGTCTTTAACCGCCTTTTCTGTATCGCCGCCAAATTCACCATCAAGCCCATATTTACCCAAATCATAACCCTTTGCTATCAACAGTGCTTGAAGGCTCCAAACCTGGTTACCAATTGCGCCGCGCTTCAGCAGATTCAAAGTAACTTCCACTGTATCACCTTCTTTAGCATCATCATTTGTGCTTGAATCGCCTGCTTTATCCCCGCTATTCAATACTACTACCGTATGCCCCGCCCTAGCTGTAACTAGTATATCGCCCTCGCGCAAATACGCGCTTTCTTTCGTGTATTTTCTGCCTTTCATCTCTTCGAAATAGCCCGTCTTCATAAGATTATCAGGCATATTTCCCGTTCGGAAATTAGAAGGCAAATCCATTATTCCCGCATAAGCACAACAGACGCGCACCAATGCTGAACAATCCGTTTCGCATTTTGTCGTTACCTTCGAACAATTGAAGGCAACTCTACTAGCATATATATATAGCGTATTGCGTTGACTTTGGTCATAACCGATATTTTTATTAGCAATAGCAAACCGCATATCTTCGGCAATCATACGCGCGCGTTCAAGGTTCTTTGCCCGAAATACGCGCCAACCTTTAGAATGCAGATACCACTTTTGTTTTCTCAGTTCGCGCCCCGTCTGGTTCCCAGCTTTACCGCCTTTGGCTTTACCGTTTTCATCTATACTAGCCCCGCCAACATACACGGTTCCCATTTATTCATCACCTCCGTTTATTATCTTCATTAAAGGGTCATCATTTTCCCCGCCATCTTCCACACCGAAATTACGCAGTATCTTCATTAGCGTTGAAACTGTTTTGTTCGCGCTATCCGTAGTTTTGTTGTATTCGGCAACAGCAGGATTGCTATAAAGATTCTTGCGCCCTTTTACGTATTCCTTAGAAACTAACATACCTTCTTCCTGCATAGTCTTTTCAAGCTCGTTCAAAATATTTAGTTGTACCTGGTAACGCTTGAACGTTGTCAGGAAGAAGAAATTACCTTGCATCCCGCTTTCTTCAGCTAACCTAATTATTTCTTGTGCTTGTTCGTTCAGATTATCGGTTTTCATTCTTCATCAAGCCCCGTGTTTTCATCTTCATCAATTTCAATCTTGCTGTTAGCTTCATTCGTGCAATTGCCATCTGCAAAACATACTATAGATTCGCAAATATCCGAATACACGTAATCAGCAATAAGGCCAATAACATTGCAAGCAATTTCATTCTGAATCTTTTCAAGTGTGCTGGTTCCCTTTGTATCTAAAAAATCATACTCTCTATCCTTTATTGTTTCAAGTGCCGTTTCCATGCCCTCGATATAATCCCTTTGGCGTTGCGTCAGGTCTTTTTTCGTATATTTACCGCTTTCAACAAGTGAAATCGCATTCATATTTGGTAATATCCTTTCTAAAAATACGGTTATTGTTATACCTCTCAGATTTTTCATTAGAATATTCGGTTTTTCTAACGTTTTTTCAGCTGAATCAGCTCGTTATTGTTCGGAATTCCGAAAAATCATTGATTTCTACTGTTTTTGTGTTCTAAATAGGCGTGTGATTTCTATTTGATTCTAACCAAACCCATTTCAAACCACGGGGGGATTAACAGCCCTCCCTTGCCCGCGCCAAACCTTCAAGATATTCTTTAGTCAGCTTTCCCGCTTCCGCTTTTTTGTGGCAAGCTGTACATAAGCAAATCAAATTCAGGTCATCTAATAGCATACCCGGTTCATTCTTCACTGAAACAATATGATGTGTTTCCAATCCTTCAAACGTATATATTCCTTTGTCTCTGCACACCTCGCAAAGATAATTCGCTTTCTCTTTGATTTCCTTTGCTTTCTTGTGCCATTTATACGTTGCTCTTAATTCTCTTTCTTCTCCTCCAACAAAACGATTGACAAAGCATTTATAGTTTGAATCATGTATCTTTCCACAACGTGAACAAGCTTTATACATTCTCGCTTTGCTTGTCCTGCTGAACTTTCTTAGCTTTGTTCAACCCTTTGTTCTTCAATTCCAAACCATCATAGCAAATGCCGTTCCTGTCTTTAATGATAATCGTACCAACCACATCAAACCCCGCAAGCTTCGCAACGTGCCACATCGTTTCAAACAGCTTATAGGCTTTGAATTCGACGCCAACATTTCTTATAGCTAACATTGGCGTTGTATCTTCATATCCTTCAGGATTATATTTAGAATTTCTTGTGGCATTCATTTCATTACTCATTTATCTTATCATCCTTTTCGGTTAGATTTTTCAGACCGCTAAACAAGCCGCAAGCACTCAGACCAATAGCAATACCCAGCATCACGCCATTAAGAAGCCCATACCCCAGCGACAAACCATAAACGCATATACCGCTAATCAATCCAAGCACCAAATCAACAATAGGTATGTATCGCGTTTCAAGCCCAATACGTTTGATTAGTTCCGCAAGCCCGATAATAAGCGCAACCTGTACCGCTGGCGTTAGAAGGTAATTCAATAGCTGTTCAAAGTCCATAGTTTGCACATTCATTATTACATCTCTCCCAACTAAAAACATCCCCGCGCCGCGGGGGATGTTTCTTAATGCTGATATTATAGCATAGGATTTTTGCCATTTTCCGCCAATGTTCTTTGAATTAGCCGCAAATACCTATATATTGAACGCTCCGAATAATGAAATATATTCGCCATTTTAGTTATTGTCATACCCTTAATATACTTCGCAACATATAGCCTATCGAAAAACAATTGGCTTTTCAGCAATTCTTTTCGCTTCAGTTCAGCTAATTGCGCTCTATCAATTAGTATCGCCCTAATTTCCGCTAACCTTTCGTCAATCTGCCTATGTTCTTTCTCTTCAAGATACCAATCAAAAGAATTAGTTTGTTTGCCTCCATGAATACCATCACCCATAAAATGCAAGCCTTTAGGCTGTGTTTTGGTAAACAATGCTTCTTCTTCATTCAATATCTTGTTCAATTCCTGTTGGGTTTGCTTATATTTCGCTTTATACGCTTCATACTCAATATATAGCATCATTTGTTTAGCTCCCTCAATCCTTCTGGTTAATATAGGCTATAACGATTATCGTAAAGCATATTATCGCCGTAATCAAAACCCCGTTCATCTTATCACCTCCACACTTCCAAGTTATTCACCTTAACTAATATATCGTATCTTATAGTTCTTCTTTCCAACTTGTTTTCGCAAAGCTGGTATATGTTTACCTGTTTGAAGCACTTTGAACACAACTTCAAATCTCTTGAAGTCAGAACCTTATCAGGCATTTCAATATGCTTTATCAACATCACCCGCCAAACCGTTTTTTCTATCGGTTTCAGGCAACAATCACAAAGCACTTGCTTTTCAGGCACAACATGAACCACACTTAATCACACCTTCCGCAAGGAAACATTTCATAGCAATTCATACCATGCCTTACGCAATCAGGAACAAGCAGGCCGTCAAGCTCTGGCGTTGATTCAATCGCCAAACTGCACATTCTTTCAACTACCTCCCTAGTTTCTTTAGCTGCCTTCATGCACAACCTTTTATTAGCGATATTCTGCAATGCTTCAGCGTTCATATCAATAATCATATTAACAGGCGCATCTTGTCGCGCGCTGTTCCTGTCATACTCGCTTTGTCTATCGTTCCTTTGGCTTTTGACGTATGACTGAACACCGACGTTATGCCGCACCAAATGCGTTGATACCCAAGTAGGAACGTCACAAATCATAAAGCTATAACGCAAATACCGAATAGGCGAATGACGCGCCTTCAAGATTCTATGCTTCCACATACTATCAGGAACTTTAGCCGCATCTTTCCCAATAGTAACCATCGCGCGCCGCTTGACTTCCAGCCAATCATTATCAGTAGGCGCATTGATTAGCGTTATAATCATTCTTCTCCCTCCTATCGAATAGCGATATACTCTTTAACTTCGTCAATCGGTATTGCTATCATTATCCCTTTAACGTCATCTGATAAACTCAGTGTCCCGCCTGAAACATTTTTTGAAATACGCAACGTTATATTAGTTTGTTCTTTCTTGTCTGCCGCATTGCGATAAAGAACGCCCCTAACCGTTTTCGTTTTAGAATCAATCCCCATAGCGTTTTACCTCCCTGAAGAACCAAACCCATTGTTACCCCGTTCAGAATCAAGCTTCAAATCATCAACGATTTCAAGCAAATCACTAACACATGGAATCACAACCAATTGGGCTATTTTATCCCCAGCCTCGACAACATAATCACGCCCACCGTGATTAATCAGCTTCACTATTATTTCGCCTGTGTAACCTTCATCAATAAGCCCTGTTGCTGTAATATCGTGCTTCACATTCAAGCCGCTCTTTGATACGATTAGCCCGCAATGCCCAATAGGTAACGCCACATGAACCCCAGTTCTAAAAATTGCGCTCTCTTTAGCTGATACAATTTGCCGTTCTTTAGCTCTCAGGTCTAAGCCCGCATCGTTGCTATATGCCCTTATTGGCATATATGCCCCTTCATCAAGTTTGATTTTCATTTCAATTCCTTTCTACAACCCCAGCAATTCATTGAAGGCTTTATAATCCCGTGCTAGTTTCTGTTTCCGTCTGTCTTTCCCTGATACCTCAACAGGAATACACATTTCAAGTAACCGTGAATAGATTCGTTGCTTCCTGATTTCAGCAGGATTCTTTAATTCTGCTGCTGTTAGGTTTGTCGTTATAATCAACGGTTTCCCGCTTCTGTACCTGGCATCAATGATATTGGTTATAATCTCGTTCATAAATTCCGTGTCTCGTTCAGTTGCCAAATCATCAATCACCAATAGCGCAAATCTGTTCAGACCATCGATATATTCTTGCTTACCGTCATACATTCCCGAAATTGTGTTGACCAATCGCGCAAAGTTCGTAACCAAACACGGATACCCCTTATCAATCAGCGCATTAGCAATACACGCTGCATAGAACGTTTTACCCGCTCCCACCGAACCATAAAAAATCAGCCCTTTCCCCGCTTTGCGCATCACATCGAAATTATCAACGTATTTGCGCGTTATTTGGCTTATTTTCGCGTTCTCGCCGTCATCACGTGTAAATGTGCATCCTCGCAATTCATCGTCAGGAAACCCCATATTGCGCAATTTAGCGATACGCTGCAATTCTTCTTGCCGTTTACGTTCAGCTTCTTCAGCTTCAAGCCGCTCAGATTCGCATTTACATAAACACATAGGCTTGCGAATCGTTCCCAATACGTCAATAACGCATTGTTTAGGCGTTCGGCACTTACCGCAATACAATAAGCCGTCAAGGATATAATCACCTTCAACAGGCTTTATAACTTCAAAGCTGGCGCGCTCGATACCATCAAAAACACTGCTAATCTCCATCGTATTCAACACCTCTTATCCCTCAAAGTATCCCGTCTAAAATGCCGTCATCGTCTGTTAGCTTAATACCGTTCGCGCCAACATTCCCGTTGTTCTTCAACGGATAAACCGATTGCCAATTGTTTATGATTGACTGATTTAGTATTGCTATCTGAACCGCTTCAGTTTTCCCAAGCTCTTTCAATCTGCCTATCAGCAATGACAACGCCCTATCGGTTAATGGTCTTTTTATCAGCTTCCGCATTTTGATGAACTCATATAGCGCGTTCTTCAGTGCTTCGCTTTTCGTGAATTCATCAATTATCGTTTCATAGCTTTCCTTCTTTCGTTCTTTCTTAGTATTAGTATCTGTATTAATCTCTATATTAGTTTCTTTCAAATCCTGTAAGGCTGCCTTACAGTTTTTGAAAGGCAGACTTTCAAAAACTGAAAGGCTGCTTTTCAAATTTCGCGTTCTTCCATCAAAGCTTTCAACGCTCAAATACCCAAGTTTGATAAGCTTTGAAATCGACGTTGATACTTTGGTTGAACTGCATTGGCAGAAATTAGCGATATACTGATTGCTTGCCCAGCATCCCGAACCCTTGTCCAAGCTATCAATCTCAGCTAATATAATCTTGTCCAGCGCATTCAACGATTCATCAAGCCAAATTGCTTTCGGAATCCAAACGCCTTTGAAATCTCGCTGCTCAGTCATTTTTTGCCCTTCCAATTCATCTTGCTAGTAAGGAAGTATCGCTTATAGCGCACTGGTTGACCAAATCTGTTTTTACCGCTCATGAACTCAGATTGTATTTCAATTCCCCGTTCGCGCATTTCGCCAATTCGTGTTGCTAGTTTCGTTATACCTAGATTCTCGAACGCCTGCATTGGCGTTATGCTGCCATAATCAAGCATATATTGAACGATTCGTTCACCTTGCGTCATTTCCGTCAGCCTCCGTTATGAATAGAATCACGCTCCAACTATCATCATAGCTAAACGTATCTTCGAATCCGACAACGTGTTTTCTAGTATCGTCTTCTAGCTTTCCCAGCTTAACCATTGAATCAAGTATGAACTTCTTAGCGAATGCAACGTTATCTAAATCGCGTTTTTTGTTGCCTTCTATCCAATGAAAACGAATCCTTATAGGTTTATTGAACTTCGGCAATTCCCCTATAAAAAGCCCTATAGCAGATTCTAAACGCGCTTTGTAGTTCGCTGCTTCGTATCGATTGCGCCTGCAAACGTTGATATACTCGTTCAAACTAGGAAGCTTCATGCCAATTTCACAACTAATCATCTATATTAGTTACTCCAAGCGCATTAGATAACGCTATTAACCTGTTTGCTTCTTCAACTTCCGATGTACTATCAATGTATTTTTTTATTACTCGCGCTTCATCAAGTGTGAAATGGTAATGCGTTGCACCGTAAAGCCGTTTTCCAATTGCCCTAATAGTATTTGCTGATATACCTAGCATATTGCCAATTTCTGAAGTCGTATATATCCATTCACCTTTCGAATTGGTCATTGTATCTCTAGCCCACCTTTCACGCCTTAATTGTTCACTAACTATATTCATTTTCATTCACCGAACCACGGATTATCATTATCCGTTTCCGTTTCAATATAGCCTTGTTTCTTCCTTAGAAACTGCACATCTTCAGCAATAACGCGCGTAGTATATACCTTTACGCCATCCTTATTATTATGCGTTCCTGTTTCGATTCTTCCCGAAACCGCTACTTCATCACCCTTTTTCAAATACTGGTTCATAAGTTCAGCCGTCTTAGACCATGCAACGCAATCAATGTAATCTGCTTCATCCTTCTTGCGCCTATCAACAGCCAACACAAAATCAAGAACATTAGTCCCGCTTTGGGTTTGCCTTAAATTCAAATCTCTGCAAAGCCGCCCAATCAAAACCACTTTATTCATTTGTTTTCCTCCCGCCTTACGCCAACCAAAGCCAAATCATAATGCTCTATCTCATCTGGCGTTAATATATGGTCATACTCAGCAAAGCCATAATAGAAACATCCGCCACCGTCAGTAAAACTAATTGCTCTCGCTGCAATCAAACCGCCTTTAGGTACTGCTCCCGGTTCAGGTATACGCGCCTTCAGGCCATAACGATATATAATCATAATCAGCCCCTCCAATACCCAATAATCTTGACCAACACCGCAAACCACAAAGACGTTATAATTGTTTCAAAGGCCGTGAATAACAGCTTGTTTATAAATCCCTCAAACGGTTTCATTTCGCGCCCTCCATTCAGCAATCAGCTTATACGCCATTTGTTCATTAATCGGAATCTGAACGAATCGCCTGGTATCATCTTTCAAATGAATTCCTCGCAGGAACTCCCAAGTTTCGCCGTAACATTGTTTATAGGCGATTCTATACAGATTCAATTGATACGCTAAATACTCTTTATCAAGCGTTGCAGTTCGCTTAATATCAGCACCGCCAATCTTGCCGTTCATGCCGATAACCATATCAAGCCGTCCCGCTGCTATCGGTTTGTCTTCTATATGCAGTATAACGGGAACCTCATTCGCCAATACCGTAAAACGATATTGACGTTGCAGGAACCGGAAGTTCCTTAGTTCCTGCAACTCGCTTTCTTCATCAAATCTGCAATAACGCTCAATCGCTTCATGTACCGCTGTACCCGCTGCCGCTGCCGCCTTCAGCGTTGCTTTATCGATACCATCAAAACGATTTCCAAAGCGAATATTCAACATTTGGGTTATACTAGGAACGCATATACCATCGACTAAATACACGTGTTCAAGGTCGAAATACTCTAGCGTTCTGCCACAAATCACGGTTTTAAAATCCATCACGGTTTTCATACTATTTCACCTTCACCCGCAAGCTTGCTTTAACTGGCGTCATCTTGATATACCCATCATATAAATCAGGAAAATCAGCCTTGAACGCTTTGCTATCGAATGTTTCCCTATCAGTTTGCGCAACGTAATTAATAGCAACATCGCCCGTTTCAAGCTTGATAACGCTGTATGCTTCCATTGCACTTAGAATAGCCGCTTTTAGCTGGTCTTCTTCTTCCTTCAACGCCTTTATCGTTCGTTCATAAGTTGCGATTTTAGAAGCGATTTCCCCGTCTAAAACCGCAAGTCCCGTTGCGTTATCAATGGTCATTATCTGTTCATTCATTGCTTTCGCCCTCTTCGTGCTGCTGCTCTTTTATTCGCCTGATTGCTTCAGCATCTTCAACCTTTTCCTTTTCCAGTTCATTCAATAATGCAATGTGGCTGTTGTAATCAAAATTATCGATACCACAAAGGAAGGCATTCAAGAAACTATCATCAAACGTCAGACGCTTCTTATCCCAGCTTAAAGAAGCCGTTTCATACATCGCACTTACCAACAGTTCAAACATTTTTGCTTTTTGAATAATCTCGTTATAGCTCTTAATATCCAACCTGATTTCAACGTTGTTTTCGCTCTCGATGTATTTACGCATTTTGATTCTTCCTTTCCTGAAGCCTCGCTATCAATTCGCTTGCTTTCTGCATTGACAATTCTTCAATGCTGCCAATCTGATTTACTTCTAGCAATCTTGCTAATCTATCGCCCGTATAGATTCTTGATATAATTTCAATTTGCTTTGGGCTCGCCTTCCTCGCTGATTGCTGGTTTTCATCGCTTGCCTGCTGGTTAGCTATAGCGTTTTGCACTTCTTCAGCACTGGCAACAGATGTATCAATACCGAATCCCGCCATCCCCAGCGCGCGCCCAACCGCACTCGTTTCGCAGTTCTCTATATAGCTCGTTTTATTGATGAACGTTGAACCTTCTTTCTCGTAGGCCGTCCCGATACCTAACGTTTGCGGTTCGCCCTTTTCGTCATAAAACCCACATTGCGCGCGCATCGTACAAACACCGTTTTCATTCCTGATAATATCGGTAATTATGAACCCTTCAGGATATACCATTCTGAAAGCTTTGATTCGCTGGTTGACTTCAGCGTATTCTTTGCCCTTAATATCTGTTGTTCTTATCGCGTCATTCGCCTTCCGTATATCCTCATACGTTGCCATTCTTTGCGGTTCTCCTTTCTCTGTTTATTTTGTCCAGCAAAGCATAAATGCGCTTCGCATCTGCTGCCTTGACTATGTACCCGCTAATATCAGTTATCGTTTTGCCGTTCTTCAAAACGTGCTTAACCATAAGCTTTACACCTTTGCTTCAGTGCTAAACAGGTCTTCAAGGCTTATATCAGTTCCTATCACCGATTTAATCAATTCAGCTTCTCTTACCGTAATTGGCTTTTCGCCTCGCAATTTTGGCGTTAGTGTGGAATATGGTATTCCGGTTCGTTGCGACAACTGCAAAATAGTAATATTTCGCGCTGCCAATACTGCTTTCAGATTTGGATACATTGCTTGCATCTCCCCTTTCTACTATGACGAAATCGCGTTAAATCAGCCTATATTAGCGCAATTTCAGTTCTAATTATAGTCTCAGTTGCGTTAAAGTCAACGACTAATAGCGCAATTTCATCAATTTTGGTAGTAATATCTAGTTGTAAATGCTGAAATATGCTGAAATTGAACAAACCTGTATTGCAATATCGTCATTTATTGACTATAATAAAGCAAAAACTGAAAGGATGAACGCCAATGACAATAGAAGACAAATTGAAAGAAACAATTCTTGCAAAGCATCGTTCAGTTTTGGAATTCGCTAAATCTATCGATATGCCATATGCCACAATTACAAGTATTTTCAAGCGGGGAATACAGAATTCCAGTATCACGAACATAATCAAGATTTGCAAAGCCCTAGGAATCAGCGCAGACGAATTAGCAGATAATCGAATAGTCCCAGCTTCAGAAAAGCAATGCGAAACACATACAACCGATATTGACGCTATAATATTTCAAGCCCGAAATAACATACATGATTTCAATATAGCCTTAGACGGGAAACCATTAGAATATTCTGAATTAAAAACACTGATTGACGCTTTGGAAATCGCCGCTGGCATCATTAAACGAAATAGAACCCGCAAAGAATGAAAGGAAGATGAACCATGAAAGACTTTCTTAAACGTCTGCTAAACCCCGTCAAAAAGGAAACTTCCAAACCATCAAAACAACAGGCCGTAAAACCTGGCTATATGCCCATTGAACGCGCCAAGTATAGCCGCCCTGTAATAACAGCATCGGTTATACTGCCAAACGGTAAAGCTGTTGAAATGCCCATAGACAAATCAATCAATGACGGTAACTGTTTGATTTGCGATTGTTCCGAATACTATCATACTGTTGCAGGCTGTTACCTGAAATGGAATGAAACCGATAGAAGACGGTTCGACAACTGGCGTTTAGTACCTATCGCAAGCGCAAAGAAGCAAGGCTATCTGCAATGCTTGATTTGTGCAGAAAAGCGATAATCTATATTCTAATCCATAAAGAAAGAAGGTCTTTAAATGCCCGAATTGGTCGCGCTTTATCCCCGTGTTTCAACGCAGGAACAAGTCATAGAAGGTCATTCGATACCTGAACAAATAGAACGAATGACCAACTATTGCGCTGCTATGAACTGGAATGTATTCAAAGTATATACAGACGCTGGCTTTTCAGGCGCAAACATGAACCGCCCAGCATTACAACGCCTTATAAAAGACGTTAAAGCGGGAATGGTTACTAAAGTGCTTGTTTATAAGCTTGATAGATTATCCCGTTCTCAGAAAGATACGCTTTGTTTGATTGAAGATGTATTCTTAGCTAACAACACCGATTTTGTATCAATGTCAGAAAACTTCGATACCTCAACACCCTTTGGTCGCGCTATGGTCGGTATCCTGGCTGTATTCGCCCAGCTTGAACGTGAACAAATCAAAGAACGTATGTCGTTAGGCCGTGAAGCGCGCGCCAAGCAAGGCTTATTCCATGGTTCAGGCATCGCGCCAACTGGTTATGATTATATCAACGGAAAACTTGAAGTGAATGAATTTGAAGCTATGCTAGTTCAGCAGGCGTTCAAGATGTATTCTGAAGGCAAATCCATAGAATCTATTTGCAGAACATTCAATGAATCTGGAATGCTTCGCAAGCGGGGAAAATGGACAAGAAGAACGGTATTTGATATGTTATCACGCCAAACATATTTAGGCTATATCGTACATAACGATAAAGCTTACAAAGGCGAACATACACCAATCATAGATGAATCCTTGTTCAATGACGTTCAACGTATCAAGGCGCAAAAAGCATTTGAACACAATGAAAAGTTCCTTCGTGCAGGCCGCGCGCAATCGTATTTAGGCGGTTATCTGTATTGCGCGCACTGTAAAGCGAAATACTCAAAGAACACCCGATATTACAAACAAACAAGATACCATTATTACACCTGCAATTCACGAACAAAGAATAACCCTGCTATCGTCAAGAATCCGAATTGCAAGAATAAAATTTGGCGTATGGATGAACTCGACGCTATCGTCTTTGACGAAATCAAAAAGCTTGCGCTTGATACCGATTATATTGCAGAAATCAAAGCTGGCAAGGAAGAAGACGAACGCCCGAATATCATCAATACGGAAATCGCCAAGATTGACGCGCAAATCAATAAGCTGCTTGATTTGTACACGGTTGAATCAATGCCAATTGAAACGCTTCAAGGAAGGATTCAAGCGTTAAATGATAAAAGGTTATCGCTTATCGCTGAACTGAACCGAATAGAAGAAGAATCCAAACAAGCTTTGACTGAAGAAGAAACTAAAGAACTAGTTACATCGTTCGCGGGAATACTTGAAAACGGAACCTTTGAAGATATTCGTACCGTAATAGGCGCGGTAATAGACAAAATCGAAATAGACGGGGACAACATCACAATTCATTGGAACTTCGCTTAATTATGCCCATTTAGTCAACAAAGCGTATACAGTTTCAACAGCACTTGCTTAATTGACAAAACCGCCCATTATAGGCGGTTTTATTGCGTTCGTTCTGCAATGGTCTAAATTCGCGTTCTTTTGCCGTTTTTATCGATTATTTAGGCTTTGTCGTGTATTCCTTCACCTATGGAATCAAGCGTAACTCAAAACGAAATAACAAGCAAAAAGCAAGCTGTAAAGCCTGCTTTATAAAAGCCCATGCCGTTTCAAAAACTCTCTATCTTCGCCGCTCGAATGTTCTATTTCGCTTTCAGATACTTCAAACAGATTATCAAAGCTGATTATTTTTCTTGCTTCGGCATAATCCACTATTTCTTCTTTATCCCATTCTGTTAGAAGCCTAGCGCAATATCTAACCTTCGCGCTTTCATGCCCTGATTCAGATTTATACAGCTTTTCAACAATAGCTATTTTGAATATCCACCCATTCCAGCTTTTAGCCATTGGCGAAAAACAAGAATACGGAAATTGCACTATTGAACCTGGTTTAATTCCTTTGGCGCGTTTCATCGTTTTTCACTTCCTTTCGTTCTTGTCTCTGAACATCTTGAAAAGCCTTGTGTATTCCTGCTTTGCTTTCTCGAACGTTTCGCCGTGCCACTGAAGCTTTAACAGCTTGTTTTCCAGTAGATTGAACTTGCGCTTGTCATCAGGTAACGCCATTATCGTTTCATACTTCATTTTCTGTTCCCCTTTCGCTTGTCGTTCGCTGTTCTCTTGTTTACGTGTATTAGTATACACCTATACAAGCAATCTGTCAAGCAGGAAATTCAGAAATCAGGCTTGCGCCTGGCATTAGTGCTTTACTCATTCGTCTTCAGGTCTTGCCTAATCAATGATTTGATGTATCCTTGTATGTTTTCGACTGCTTCCAGCTTTGCTATAATATCGCTATCAGTCTTCAGATTCAGTTTCAGCTTGATTTGCCGTGTATTCGCCTTATCATACTTCTCTTGCGCGCGCAATTGCGCGTCAGTTACTTTCGCCATTATCAAACACCTCATTCAAATTCAATCTTTGGGCTATGCGTTTTGCTATCTCTGTTTCCTGGTACTTGAAAAGCTCTTTTGCTTTCGCTTGTATGAATTCTTCCCAATGCGCTTCTTGCTCTTGCTGTTTCTCTTCCAGCCTGCAATAATCTAATACCGCTTCATACAGATTCGACGCCATTTTTCAATTCCCCTTTCATAGCGGGGAACTTTTCTGTTCCCCGCTTACATCTTCCCTTAAATCAATGCTAGAATTTCTTCTTTCGTCTCATACAAGTTATTAATTGCTGTTCCGTTGATGTACCAATCATCACCCGACTTGAAGGCTATAACCTTACCGCTTCTTTGTAAGTAAGCTTCCTTACATTCTGCACTCATTATCAGATTCTTTCCGAACGTCTGAAGCAGGCCGCCCCAAATCCTTTTTGCTTCCGCTTTGGTCAAATCCGAAATAATGTGATTTTCCCGGTTCGCCGTATATGCTACTTGCCAAATCCGATTATCACGCTTCATTTTCTGTACCTCTTTCGTTCGTCGTTCGCTGTTCTCTTGTTTACGTGTATTAGTATACACCTATACAAGCAATTCGTCAAGCAGGAAATTCAAAGAAATCAATAAAAAAAGACGGGGACAAGCCCCGCCAAAGATTATTGATTATAAACGTGCTTCAAAGCAATTTTTCAGCTTCCAGCTTTTCAACTTTACGCCTAATGTAACTGTTACCGCCTATCTTTTGATAATGCTGGTACTGTTCAAAGAAGCGTTCTTTCTCTATCTCGTCAATAGCATTCCCCTTTTCAACGTCTGAAAGGAATGTAACTAAATAGTTCTTGCATGATTCTAAATCAACGTTATCAACCTTCTTACTAACCTG